GGTTACAGCATCTACTGTTACTATCGCTATGACTACCCCTGCTGTTACTGTTACTGTTACTGATGCAAATACCCAGCAAAATCAAGCGAAAAAAATTGACATCACAAAGATCAGACTTAAACCTATAATGCTACCAAAGCTTAAACCAAAATATTTCTGATATGTTTTATTATTATTGTATAAGTTTATCATTTATAAAATATCTTTGTATTCATTTATTTTTGATTTGAGGGAACTGATTCTTTACGAACATTATTTCTGCACGATCCATCCCATAAAATGCTGGTATCAATGCGAATGGACCAATAAACATTCCAAAAGCACATAATGGTAACATAAAACCTACACTCTTACAAGCTAAAAGACTAATAGGATAATTATATTTCGTAATTTCTAACTGCTTTTCGTATAAAAGTTCTTGCTTACTAATCGCATCAAGCTCTTGATCAAGTTTTTCTTTGATATTTTGATATTGTTTGTCAATATTTGTATCTCCTGACTTACTATTAGTAGTAAAATAGAACTGATTCTTATTGTATAACGATCGACTGTTAATCCTAGATGCCACACTTCTAAACATCTTTATAGTCTTTAAAAAATATTCTATTGATATATTTTTTTCGAAAATCAATTTTTATCACCTTTTTTCGATATAAACATCATAATCCTGATCTAAACTTTTAAATTTTGAATTTATCATATCTCTCTTTGATTCAAGCTTTTTAATATCATAATCAAATGGCACATATTCTCTTATAAGAGAATAATCTTCTTTTAAGTTTTTTGAGTTTCTGATCTTAAAATCGATGAAGAGACCAGAGATAGTACCAAGATTGCATGGATAGCAATAACCCAAGACTTTTCCTAATGTTTCACCAGAGTGAGAATTGCCCCAGATATCATTTCGTAGATTTTCAAGTTCGCTTAATAAATTTAATTCCTTTATCACGAGTGGATTATAGTATATTGCATCAAAATCAGTATTATGTGTATTAGCATCACTTTCTATTTGATTCCACTTAACATTAAAAAACTCTATTCCATCTGGAATCTTACCTCTATATGGAAAAGAACTTTGTTTGTAATATGCAGGTCTTACTCCTAATTCTAACATTAGAAAATTCCAATAATCTTCTTTTTCACTTTCTTCTTCTATCTTTACTAATTGTTCCTCAGTTGCCCATCTTCGTTCCATTTTAATATGATGTGTCGCTCTCTAGCTTTATGCTTTATAACCTTCATTTTTACATTAAATATAAAAATTGATTTTAATATATTTATTTTTTGTTTTATAATTAAAACAAAAAACTACAAAACTACAGATGAAAATTGTATTCAGCATTGATGATGAAATTAATCCTCCAACATATACGGAAGCTCTAACTACGAATAGCGATGATAATGACGATAATGATAATGATGATAATGATAGCGATAGCAATAGCGATAGCGATAATAAAAATACTCACTGCTTAAAGTTTAAGAAGAATGGAGAACCATGCAGTAGATTGACAAAGAATGGTGAAAAATATTGTTATTATCATAGTGGTACATGTACTGCAATTACTAGTAAGAACGTTCAATGTAGTAATGGATGTATGGAGAATACTGATAGGTGCGGATATCATGCAGCTACTTGTAAGGGACAGACAAAGGCAGGTAGCAAATGCCAACTAGCTGCTGAATTCTGTCGATATCATAGACATTTAAATTATCCGAATGATGCAGCTTCGATTTCGAACCAGAGCTCGACCTCGACACCTATCCCTATCCCAAAAGTTAAAAATCAGTGCTGTGGTTTAACCCAGAAAAAACAGAGATGTCGGCTGAATGCTGCACCAGATAGTGATTACTGTCACTTCCACTAAGTAAGGGCAGACCGCCGCCCTTACGAACCCTGCTCTATTGGCCTCGCTGCGCGAGTCCGGATTGTTTTATAAGATATGACTCCTAACCATCAAGCTTTTTAACACTTTGAACAAAGACAAATAAAAATATAGCCGGACTCGCGCAGCGAGGCCAATAGAGCAGGGTTCGTAAGGGCGGCGGTCTGCCCTTACTCTGAAATAAGGCGTGGTCTATCAACAAGATTGTCGAAATCATAATTAACGAGTTGATATTTATGATCTTGTAGTTGAAAAATCTTGTTTTCAATAGTTTTATCCATAAAAAGATAATAGATTGTGGTTGGAAAATCTTGCGAGATGCGATGAATTCTATTGTTAATTTGTTCTACCTTACCATTTTTGTTCCACCAATGATCTAGATGAATAAGGATTGTTGCTTTAGTCAAGGTAATTCCTTCAGGATTGCATGTAAGACTAAAGAGTAAGATCTTTTTATTAGATTGAGAGTCTTGAAAAGTTTTAATATCGTTAGTCCTGGCATCGACTGATCGTGTACCATCGATCCTTAGAATTTGTCCTGGATACAATTCATTAAGAATTTTATTAGCATAATCCAGCATTACAATGCTTTGTGATACAACGATAATCTTAGTCTTATTAATAGATTCTGCAATAATATTCTTCATATATGCAATTTTAGGTGAGCTATATCCATTAGCATTATCGGTAACATAAACTTCTTCAGATTTAGTTAGAGTTCTGATAAGTTTGTTATGCATAGGTGTACTAATCTTTTCCAACGATTCAACGCTCTTCTTGCATCGTGGACATTTTCCATATCCCTTAGTACTACATTCATTGATAATACTCTTCTCCTTATCTTCACTATCGCTATCACTATCACTATCGCTATCATCACTATCTTCACTATCTTCATTATCATCAGAATCAGAATCAGAATCCAGTGTCTCATTCTTGCTCTTTCTTTCTTGACGTTTAAAAGATAGAAGCCAGCATTTATGACAAAACTTATGATTACAGGATGAAATATAGTTGGCGCAATCATCTTGACACATAATACATTCTTCACTTCTGTTAGCTTTTTTGTTGTAGAATTGTAGGATTTCCGTAGCCTTTTCTAGTGTCTTAACATGTTTAAGTCTTTCTGTTGTTTGAATCACAAAAAAGCAATTATTAGTTGCCATCTTTAGTCTATTAATCATTTTAAGGACCGAACTACGAAAGACTCCTGAATATTCCCTAAATTCAGCAGCTTCTGCTGTCTGTTCTAAAGCATCAATCCTTGACAATGCATAGATTTGCAAGTTATTATAGAAGTCTTTTTCAGCTTTACTAAACTCTAAAGGAATATATAGCTCTGTTTTAGGAGGTAAATTAAGCATTGATTTGGGACGACAGAGCATGATATCAGCTTTTAGAGCTTCCATATATTGCTGCATATCTTTAAGCTTTAGCATCTTAGCTGCGGAGATTCCGGATGATGTAGATGGAACGATAGATCGCCATTCTTCCCAAGAATTAAAGATACCTAGAAATCTGAATGTGCCGTATTCATCATCGAGACTATTAATCTTCGATGTAGCTGTAATAACCCATTTAATGTGAGTTGATAGCCAAGTTAGCGCGATACTGGCTTTACTCTTATAGTTCTTAGCAACATGTGCTTCATCAAGAATGACTCGATAGAATTCATAGTTAAAGATCGATTTTTCGGTAAAACAGGGATTATCTGGGTCATATGCAATTCCAGGATTTGCATAATCTTGAATACATTCATTCCGAATAATTGCATAAGTAGAAATTACGAAAAGGGTATTCTCATTAAGACTATGTTTACATCGTTTGGGACCATAATAGATAAGGATTCTGGACTTATCAATATTCGTTCTCTTGGTGAATTCTTCGACCCAGACTGAGATTACCTGAGGTGGAACGATAATCAAGGTTGGAGCGAAGGGATTACCAGGATTCTCTTGCATAGCAGCAATCATCGTAAGAGTCTTACCCATGCCAGGTGGATCACAAAACATTCCGCCAAGCAGATCTGATTCTCCGAATCGTTCTCTTTCTCTTTTCTGAAGCCAGGCTTTTGCAAGAATCTGTGATTCTTTCAAATGTGTAAGTACTTCATAGACATTGACATTCACTAACATTAGGTTCGTCTTTGCTCTTTGCTTTTTTACATATGTGAAAAAGATAAATAAAAATATATTTCATTTTATATATATAATATATGGACCACCTATATATTATATTATAGCTGTAGTATATAATTACACTAATGTTAGTGCTTTGATAGCTGAGACCCACGTAAAAAATTGCGCCGATCAGTATTTGTGAATTTGTAACAAATCGTATCATCAGTATGAATGACCCAAATATCATTTAATGATTTAAATGAATAAGACGTATAAGGACTTCTTGTATAACATATGTTCTTGCATTTTAATTTCACTAAAGGACTGTCTTTGAGTTGTTGTTTTATATCAGTTAGACATTCTTTACAACAATACAAATATATGTGTTTCAGTCTCCTATCTTGAGACATTCTGTTAGACTCTATTTATAATCTTTATATCTAGAAAAATAGAAAATCAATTTATTATAACTATTTTTCGGTAGAATTGGTCAAAAAGTATAAAAGAATAACATATAGCCTTTTTATTAAAAAATCATCCTTTTAAAACCCTAGGAAAAATTATTCAAGAGAATATAGAGATGAACAATAATGAAAATAAAAATAATGAAATAGAAGATGCAGTAACAGTCGTAATTACAGCATGTAATCGTCCAGACCTATTGGATATAACACTATCTTCCTTTTTAAAATATAATAAGGATTGTCCTCTTATTAAAAAGATTATTGTAAGTGAAGATAGTGGTATTCCGAATGTTAATAAGGATTTAGAGGAGAAATATAGAGTTATCTTAAAGGATCTAAATTTACCAGATATATTATGGCTAAATGCAGAAAAGAGAAATGGACAGATAAAGTCGATAGATAAGGCATATTCCTATGTAGAAACACCTTATATATTTCATTTAGAAGAGGATTGGGAGAATTTAGAATCTGGGGTTATAGAAGAATCTTTAAAGATCCTTAAAATGAGTGATAAAATTAGTGCAGTAATGTGTAGAGCATACGGAGAGGGCGGTTATTATTTATGTAAAGATAAAGAGGATGGAATACCATATCTTTTCTGTGATAGACAACCATGGGGTTATTATAGTTTTAATCCTGGATTACGTAGATTAAAAGATTACAAAGAATTGTTTAATAGTTCCTATAACAGTCTTATCGAGTTCGATAGGAAGGATCCAGCAAGATCGGAGACGGTAATTAATAATTTTTACAGGGATCGGGGATACTTTATGGCAATGACTGAAAAACCATCTGGTTATTTTAAAGATATTGGTATGTATAGACATGTCTTTTAGTAGCCCTTTTTTAAAACTGAAGAGACTAAAGAGACAAAAAAGCCCTAATCATTATCATTATCATTATAAATATTATGAGGTATTTTACCAAAATGGATATATCTTTAATAAATTCCCCCATATTATATTATTTGCAATAAATATAGAATAATATGATATGGTTAGTATCACTTATGCTATGTTTAATATATATAGTACATTTCGTAATGACTCTTAGGCACCAATTAATGAATGAATGAATAAAGATTTTCTTTCAAGGTAGAGTTTTTTCCTCCCAGGGAGCGCAGCAAGCCTCTT